GTCAATGCGATGTTCTTTAATACTTCACCTGTTGGTGGAACGTATAATTGAGTTGCGTTGTCAGTATCTCTAATTTGAATCCAAGGCCAATATGTTGCCGAATAGTTAGAATCGAAAGCTAAATCATCCATAGCATTCGCCACTTCAGTTGCTGAGTTTAAAACATCAGGACCTGGTGCGTTAATGATATAAATAGAATCCGCTCTTTCGTTTTCAACCATGTCGATTGCTGCTGCAACTAATGATTCGTGATTGTACCAGTTAATACCTGCAGTTGAGAATACGTTAATGTCCACAGCTTCAGGATTTCTGAATGTCTCAATACCCTCTAAGTAAGCATAGTAGTCAGAGTTTCCAGATGTTGTACTGAAAACACCGGCATTTGTTGTGTTACCTGAAATGTATGTGTTTTTACCAAAAATGTACTCACCACCTAAAGTTCTTACTTTTCTGTATATATCCCAACCGTCAAATCCACCGCCTAAAGCAAATGTAAATTTACGGAAGTTAATATTTGTTAATTTATTTGTATTAGGATTAGTTTGACCTTCTAAATCATATGGTGTTGTTTGATAAATTTGTGTTCCTCCAGTTGTTACAATGCTTGATGCGTTTGTTGATAAGTGGAAACCATAAGTAGCACCGTCAGCTTCAGCACCTTTATATTTCAATAAATCTGAATCATAAGAAGAACCTATTTGTGTTGAAAAACCTAAAGTTACTTTTTTAACCTTATCACCACCTGATAATATTTCAGTACCATCCGCTTCATAATACATAATATCTCCTGAATTGAAATATTGTGTCTTATAAATTACATTTCCTAATTTAGAACTACCAAACGCTGAATTTGCAACAAATCCTTTGAATCCCGCAGGGAAAGCATTTGCAGGAGCATTTTCCGACATGTTTAACATGATGTATTTTGAATTCAATGTATATTGACCATCAGATGTACCAACTTTTCTTGCCACATAACCGGCAACATCAGGATTCATAGAACATCTTGTGAATTTTTCTAAAACAACTTGATTGTCGTCAGTATCAAAGAATTCACGAACCAAAATATCAAATTCACCTGTTTCAACGTTAATATTTGAAATAGTTACTTTAACTTCGATGTTCGCAGACTCACCATCTGAAATTGTAATAACCTCAAATAAATCATCTACTTTATTACCACGAACTTCAGAAACAACCATCGGTGAAATAGGAGTATCCCATTCTCTTAAGAAGTTGTTAAATTCCACGTTTGTTACTAATGATAAACTTAAACCTCTAATATAACCTTTGTCAAAGGCGGATTTTAAGAAATTAGGGTATTGTTCGTAAACGTATAATGGGAAATCAGTATTATTCTTATCATAAACTTCAGCACCCAATACTTTACTAATGTATTTTTTAGATGATTGGTCTAAAGAACAATCAAATGTTTTAACACCACCTGTTAGACCTGTTACACTTATTGTAAATTCATCAAATGGGTTATTTTGTAATCCCACACTTGTAATTGCCACTTTATTATCAGCTTCAACTTCTAAATTTAAAGTTTGTCCAGAATAAACACCTCTACTTCTTAAAGCAACAACTACGAAATTATCGTAATCAGTGTTTTTAGTTCCTGCATATACATATTTTGTAACATCAAATACAGTTGTACCACTATTATATTCAAACAAATAACCGTAAATTTGGGTAGTTCCATTTGTTAATGAATTAAACCATTCTTTACCATTAGTATTATCTGCACTAAATTTTCCTGTTAAAGGTGAAACCCTTTCAGTTCCCGATGGGTTCGGGTCGTCAATTAAACCTAATACAAACCAGTCACCATCATTACTTGAGGTGTTTCCACTAAATCTTGATTCGATATATTCAGTAATTGTTGTACCGTCTACAGACGTCTTACCCGATAATTCGGAATATAAACTACTTGATGATACATCAGTTGGGTCTAATGTTGCGTTACTTGAACTTGCAGAACTTGTACTTGTCAATTCCATACCACCGATGGTTTTAATACCATAAGTTCTACCTGGTTTGTAACCGGTTTTTCCAAGGATTCTTGTAACGAATAATTGATTTGATTCTTGTAAATAAGATTTTGCAAGGTAAGGTAACTCATATTTTGGTTGACCTGCCCCGTCTTTTTCGGGAGAAGTTGTTCCAAAGTAAGTTCTATACTCATCGAAATTTGAAACTAATATTGGTTCAAATGCCGGTCCTTTCAACGTCTCACCAACTAAACCTAAAGTTGTAACTCCCACGCTTTGAGCTACGAATGTAAGATCCTTCTCCGATGTATAAACACCCGGAGACACGAATACTCTGTTTGAATTTGCCATTGATAAATGTTTGGTTAATTTTTTTTATTACTTATCTAATAAATATCTTTGTTTTTATCAAAGATTTCCGTACTTTTTTCAAAAAAGATAGTTATTTATCTTTTATTATCCTTTTTTATCCTTAACAATGGAAAACAAAACTAAAAACGTAAAAATCAGTGAAAAACATCACGAAATGTTAAAAGTCCATTGTGAAAAAAATGGTCTTAAAATTTATAAGGTGTTAGAAAAATTTATAGAAGACTTCTGTAAACCGAAAAAAAAAGACATGTACGGTGACGATTAGTAAAAGTAACTTATACTAATTTTCGACCCTAAAACAGGTCTATATAGATATTCAATTTGTTTATCCGTTGATATAATATAACCCCCATCATCTCCATCTTCCATGTGTTCTTCTTCCGCCAACCCATTAGTCTCAACTGTCATTAAACTGTTAATTGACTGAGATAAATTGAACACGGTTGACCCTGTATATATAAATTCCTCTTTAGTAAATTGAATTAACTTACCCGTGTTATCTAACATTACACTATTAAGACCTTTATAATATTGAATAGTCACGACCGAATCTGGATATAGACTTTGTAAAAATGTAATTTTTGATGTGTATTGAGTATGTTCAAAATTTAAATCTCTAATTTGTGCAATACCATTTATTGCAACAGAAAATAAGGTTCCGATATTTTCACCGACACTAAATTGGGTTTCACCATCTTTCACAACAAAAGACGTGTTAATAATATTAACCGCTCTGTTAAGTGGATTTATGTTTAAGTCGTCTTTTATAAATTCGTACATACTATATTATTGTTTAATACAAATACCCAACTGATACTTTTGAATTTAACATAGGAGTACCTAATAATTTAACTGTACTCAAAAAACCATTATTAATCGGCATACTATAAATTTCGTAACCAATACCCTCTTGTTCCGCCAAACCATTTATTTCTACAGTAATGATTTCTGTAAACTCTTGTCTCATAATATAAACAGGATTACCATCGGCATCTGTTGGTTCATTTCCAGAATAATTAAACTCTTCTCTTATGAATTGTAATACTTTACCATTATCACCAGCGATTTTATTACTTTTACCTTTATAATATATGATTGTCACGTTATCACCTTCCGCTGGAAATATTGGTTGGCCGGGTGTTTGAATAAATTCAATTTTTGATGTATAAGCAACGTGTAAATAATTAACATTTTTTGTTTGAACCTCTCCATTTACCAAAACCTCAAATAAAACACCAATACTTTCACCAACACTGAAAACTCTTTGTATACCATCAGCAACCGCAGACGCTTTTTGTACGACAGCATCTTTATTGAAGGTCTTTTTTGGTTTATATTTGTTATCTACAAGGAATTCAAACATAGTAAACAATCTACTTATTGCAGGTTTAACCTCAAATTCATCATTATCGATTAAATAACCTAACATTGTAAATGAATACGTTTGCATATAAAATCTTCGACCATCCAAACTATCCATAGGTGTATTATCTTCCACTTTATCTAAAACGATAGGAATATAATGTCCTTTGATTGTTGTATAATCTTGTCTTGACGCGAAATTTTGTAATACTTTTCTATTGAACTTGTTGATGTCTCTAAATTTATTACAAACTATAGTTACATCATAAGAAATATCCACAGGTATTGGTTGTGGTATCGTATAAATGTCAGCACCCATACTAGTACCATTCCAAGTTGGAACCGAAGCGTAATAAATTTGGTGTCTATCAGGTATTGTTCTTTGTACCGACGGATTAGTTCCTAATTGTACTTCAGGTTTTCTAATAATTGCAACAAACGGTAAATCCATATTACCGTCTTTATCTGAAAATTCCCAATTGTTTGCAAACTCACCCCATCTTTGTATCGTTAATATTTTATTAACAACGGGGATTTTTTGTCCTTCGGATTCAACAACAAATGTTTCGTTGACATAATCTAACATACCCTTGTCTAAGTCGTCATGTAATACTGAATCAGGTAAAAATGAATCAGACTTAGTTATCTTATCTAATAACTCCTGTCTCCTTTTAGTCAATTCAGTACCCTTGTAAACCGATATATTCGTTTTTCTTTTTGGTAATGGCATGTTATACTCCTCTAAATGTTTTGTCTTGTACCGGAGCACAAGTTATTGTTCTATAATGTGGTTTATACCCCCACATATTGTGTTTATTGTCTGATGTGACCTTACCGTCATTAGTTACTGTATAGAATCTGGTTCTCGTTTCTGATTCAGGGTAACCAATATAATCACCATATCTAATATCCACACCTAATTCAGATAAATGTTTGATATAAACCGATAATGTCATATTACCTGGTTCGTTATATCTTAATAAACCACCCTTATATGATGAATTCTTCGGTTCTTCTATTTTAACCAATGCATTAAACTCGATAGGAGGGAAGTATTTTATCTCATCCAACCCAACCTCAGCATACACATCGTCAATACCTGTTTTCTCTCTATCTACACGATATAAGACCAATTTAAAGTTAATATCACCATGAAGATACTCTTGACCCATTTGTATATTGATGTCAAAATCGTCTTGGGATATAAATTTAGATAATCTCGTGATTGGTAGTTTATTGTCCATACCCTAATAAATAGTTTAATCTTCCATTCTATTTATGTATATTTTAAAAGATGTCAAAAATGATTCCAGAAATAGAAGCGAGAGAAGTGCTTTCAACATATGAGGGTTCCAATAACCAATTATTGGATTGGAAGAGAAAATTTGCGGAAGTTAAGAACTTTAAATTAACAAGACCACAATCTGAATATGTTTTAAAGTATAAAGATGTGACTCCTAAAGTTGCAAGAAAGTATATTAATATAGTTTCAACTTTCGGTGAAAAAATTATGGAGGATAGACTACTTCCTAAACCACCTGAAAAAATATGGTGTGAGAAATTGTTATGTGATTCCGAAAAGGCGTTTCATATATGGGGTAAAGTTTTAGATAGTGATCAATTAAGTGCAATGTGGTTACCTAAAGCTGCAATTGTACAAGAAGAAAAGAAACTAGATAGAGTGATTGATTATTCAAAGTACGATAGTCGACCACCTATGGAACATCAAAAAGTTGCAATTGAAAAATTATTAGCAAACGATAAATTCATATTGGCAGATGATATGGGTCTTGGTAAAACAACATCCGCAGTGATTGCCTCTATGGAAAGTGGTGCTAAGAAAGTACTTATAGTATGTCCCGCGTCTTTAAAAATAAATTGGGATAGGGAAATAAAGAATTATTCTGACCGAAAAGTTTTAATAGTTGAAGGTCGTAAATGGGGTTCCACTTTTGATTACTACATTATTAATTATGATATTATTAAAAACTACCACACCACAGATAAAAGTGAAGATAGTGACGATTATAAATTATTGGTTAATGCCGGTTTTGACTTGGCAATCGTAGACGAAGCACATTACATTTCAAATTCTACCGCCAATAGAACACGTTTACTAAATGATGTGTTAGAAAAAATCCCTAAAGTTTGGTTGTTAACGGGTACTCCGATGACATCGAGACCAATAAACTATTTTAATCTATTAAAGATTGTTGATTCTCCTTTGACATTGAATTGGCAATCATATGTTCGTAGATATTGTAAAGGTTATCAATTTACTGTTGGTAACAGAAAAGTGTGGAACACAAGTGGTGCCTCTAATTTAGATGAACTTCGTGAGAGAACTAAATCTTATGTTCTTCGTAGAATGAAAACAGATATTCTTGATTTACCTGAAAAGATTGTAACTCCAATCTTTGTTGAAATGAATAGTAAAATGTACGAAGAGGAAATGGACGACTTTACTCGTATTAGTAGTGACAACAAAGATAAAGAAACACTAACTGTAACGTTAAATCGATTAATGAGAGTACGACAGTTAATTGCTTACGAGAAGATTCCATATACTTGTGAAATTATCGATAGGTGTTTAGAACAAGGTAAAAAAGTTATTGTGTTAACCAACTTTACTATGACCTTAGATATGTTAAATGAAAAATATAAAAAGAATTCTGTAACACTTGATGGTCGTATGCACAAAGACAAACGCCAAGAGAATGTTGATAGATTTCAAACTGACGATAAAATTAAAATATTCATCGGTAATATCAAAGCTGCGGGTGTTGGTATTACGTTAACTGCTGCGGAGGTTGTTATTATGAATGACTTATCTTTTGTTCCTGCAGACCACTCACAAGGTGAAGACCGAGCTTATAGATATGGACAAAAAAATAGTGTTCTCGTTTACTATCCAGTATTTGAGAACACTGTTGAGAAAGTTATTTACAACATTCTTCAAAAGAAGAAAGGTATTATTGACCAAGTAATGGGTGACGGTGAATATTCAGAATCTTTCAGTAGAGATTTATTGAAGAGTCTTTTTTAATTCGTTAAAAAATGATGATAATTTTTCATATAATTTATCGTCATCAATATCGTTAAATGCAAATTTTATAACTTGTTTACCATTATCTTCAACAAACCCAATACTATTTTTTTCTTGGTCGTCTTTAACATAGAAAAACTCAATATTTTTTTCCCAAGTAAATTTATTTAATTCAATAAGAAGATTTGTAACTTCTTCATTCTCTTTTTTCATTCTTTTCTTTTTTAAACTATCATGTATTCTAAATTTATTATTACATCCCGAACCAGTATACATACCACATAAATTTCTATCATTTGAATTGTCAAAATAATAAATGTAAGTATCATCATCAATAAATAAAACGTCTACATTTTTATACAATTCTTCATGATAAAACATCTTATCAAAATACCAATAGTCTCCGTCCATTGCCAATAATCCATTTTTTACCCTTTTATTCTGAGCCTTTTTGGTTATATCGTTTGTAATCAATAAAAAATCTCTACCTTTACTTCTATCTTCTTTATCTCCTCTCCTAAAATCAAGATTACATTTTATAACACCATCTATATTTTTATTAATTGTGTAATAAGTTGAAACTTCTGATGCTTTACCCGCATTCCAACTATACTGAGTTGTAAATTTAAGCTTATTGAAAATATTACTTTCAGGTGTAAAAATTCTTTGTTTTTCTTTTTCTAAGTGATTTAAAAACAAATTTATTGTTTTATTTGAGTTATTTATAAAATCGGAATATGTAATATTAATTTCATTATTTTGATTATAGTCCTCAATTAATAAATGAATACAACCTGTGTTAGAATTAATAGTTTCCATCCAAGACCACTCCCAAATACCAAAAACAAATCTAAGTACACCATATTCGTTATTGAAATCACATAAACCGTATTTATATTCGTCAACCCCGTCAAAATTGAC